AGTCCACCTAATGGATTGTATGTAACACCATCAATAACTTCTTCACGGTATGAACTGCTAAAAGTATACACGTTAGCATTGGCAATATTGCCATATTCATTGTATACAGTTAGTTTAACAAACTCTGCGTTTATAACTGACGGTGCGTTAACTACTTCTGGTATATTTTGCATAATTTATTCCTTAGGCTGTTGCCACCCACTCGTACAACTGAAATGCATCAGACCACTCAATCAATGCGTTACTAATAACTTGTCCCTGTAACATTGTTTGTCCACCTGGTATCAACTTATAAGTAGGCATGTTAGGGCAAAACATGTAAAATTCACACGCATTACCAACTGTAATGCCTGCGCCGGCTACTGCACCGGATATAATATTGGGTCTGTTTGTTGTAACAGTAACTGTACTTCCTGACCCACGCAATACTTGTGTAGTGCTAGTAAATGGATATGTATAGTTACCAATTTGAATTAAATCGTTAGCACCAAACAAAACACGTGTAGATGGTAACACTGGTAAGTTTTGAAGAACTAATTGATCTCCTATAAAACTCTGAACTGTAATACCATTAATTTGCGCAATTGACATTGTACCTTGATATTTATATATCCAATTCAGTGCTGGGTTATTACTGAATGTAATCAGTTGAGGAGTTGTTCTATCTAAGTTATCAATCTCTTCCATTAATGCACGAGCCTCATAGTACTTAAAACTATTAGGCAACTCTAAAGTAAATCTCCATGGATTCTTTGTTGGTGTTTCGCTGACTCTAGGTATTTCGTTTCGTGTAAATTGTATACCAACTACTTTACGTCTATCAATTTTCAATGATCCACAGAAATCAACAATTGTTTGTAATCCTGACATATCTTTCCTTATCTATTTGAGTATGGCATTTCTTTGCGTGCCATTTCTACACTACCAAGTAATGTCTTGCGATTCTCAGCAAACAATTGTGCAACGCTCTTAGCGTCCATTGCTGAAATGTTATTGGTAATGTAGTTGTTTGTGACTGGTGCACTGATAGCACCACCACCCATATTAACTTCTTTGCCTGGTACTACTGTGCCTGCACTTTTTGGTACAAACAATTCAGGACCATTTTCACCAACAATACTTGGCTTGTTTAGTGGGGGTGTTCCGCCATTAGCAAAGCCAAACAGACTACCAATTGCGCTAAAGATACCACCGCCGCCGCCCATCATACCTAACAATTTAGTTGCTTGTGCTTTTAACTCAATCTTAAGCAAGTCTTGTATAATGCTACGTGTAAAGTCTTTGAAACTAAACTTACCTGTTTCAACAAAGTTATCAATTGCACTTTCCATATTGCGTGTAATACTACTAAATGCTTGACCTGCTTGTTGGGCAGCGTTAGTAGCATTGTCCATGTAATTGTCAAATGCTGTCTTCCAACCTTGATCCCATGTACGACTTATAGTTAATTGATTAGTTTGTTCAGTAGCAATTGCTTTGTACTTGTCAGCGATTTGTTGTAAGCCATTAGCAAGTTCTTCAGATTGTGCTGATGTAAGATCCATGCCTTCGAAGGCAGCACTAAACGCACGACCTGCTTCTAATGCAGCCTTACGGGCTTCCTCTTGAATGTTTGCTAACTGTTGTTCTAATGGGTTACGCTGTTGTTGTGCTCCTGCAAACTGCGTATCTTTCATCTTGTCATTAGCACTAATCATTAGATCGCCAAGTTGTTGTTGACGACTAATCTGTGCTTCAATGGCTTTGGTTGTGTTTTCAATGTCTTGCTTGCGTCCTTGCTCAACCATTCGTGCAGATTGGAGTCTAGTTAGTTGTCTTTCAATATTATCGCTGTTAATATAATGCTGTTTGCTAACTAGTTTTAATGTTTCTTCAATCTTTTGAATTTCAGCATTGTATAGCGCGGCTTTGTCAGCATCTTTGTTACCAATTAATTGCGCTTTAAGTTCTGATTGCTTGTCCATAAGACTTTGGGCAACATCTTTATAACGCTCTGCTTCTTGTCTTAAATTAGTTTCTAACTCTACTTGATCTTCAGTAAGACCAACCATAGCCACTTGGAATCCTAATGATGTACGCAATCTGTCGGAGTAACGAACATGTTCATCGTTTATTAACTTATATTGAGCAACCTGTTTAGCCAAGTCTTGTGTTAGTGTGCCTGCTTCAGCAACTCCGCGTACTGGTTTTTTGTTAGCCTTTTTGTTAGCCTCTTCTGCGGCTTTTCCTCTATTCTTTAAGCGTTGCATTTCATTTTCATGCTCTGCTTGTGCCGCGGCTGTTACGCTTGGTGGAGGACCCATACCAAGCATTTCATTAAGTTTGTTCAATGCTGCCGCTACTTTAGGGAACTTGTCTGTTACAAGACGTTCCATGGCAAGCGCGGCTTCATCAAACCATCCAGTTAACGATTTACCAGTTAATATAGTAGTCGCTTCATTAAGTAGGTATATTGCCGCAGTAATTTTTGCAACAAACGGTATCATTCGAATTAGTGAACCGATCACTGTGCCTAATCCAAAGCCGGCGTACGCTAATCGTTTGCCTAGCGTCTGAAAGGTTAAAGCCATTTGTGCTACTAAACCACTACCATTCTTAATTGCGTTGATCCATGCTGGTGCTGCGTATTTCATCAACACTTTAAATGTAATTCCAGCAGTTGCGGCTAATGACGCAAAGCCTGCAATCATTCCACCTAAGCCAATTTTAAATGCGGCGTACGTTGCAGTAAATGCTCCCGCTAAAAATAATAAACCTTTTCCTAGTCTTTCAATAATGTATAAACTAGCAGCCAAGGCAGCAATTGCCGCGCCAAGTTTAACAATTGCTTCAATCATATTGCCAACTTTTTCGTCATCCATTTTATTGACGAGTTCTACTAATGGTTGTATTGCTTTTAATAAACTTAATTGTAATTTTTGTACAGCAATGTCAAGTTTGTTTTGCATTTCTGCTGTTTGCTGTACTGCTTTAGCATATTGCAAACTACTAGCCGTTGCTGCGGCTAATTGACCAGCAACGCCTTGAACGTTAACACCACGGAAACTCTTACCTAACAAATCTGTGGTTAAGACTGCACGTTTACCGGCGTCATCTATCTTAGCCAAACCTTGTATTGTTTTAGCAAGAATGTCTTGTTCGCTTAGTGTGGCTAAGTCTTGTAATGTTACGCCAACTTCACCAAATGCTTCTTGCGTTTTTTTGCCGCCGGCGGCTGCATCACCTATAGATTGAGTTAACTTATATATTGATTGTGTTGCTTGTTCTGCTGTGCCACCATTCAATTGAACTGCTTGTTGAAATCCCAATACATTTTGTACAGCCATACCAGTAGCATCGCTTACGTCTTGGATGCCGTCTGCAAGATTAATAACATTTCTGATAGCGGCGCCAATTGCTAATCCGGCAAGTGCAGATTTTAAGCCGACAAATTTATTGTTGAGTTTTTCGACATTTCCTTCTATTTTTTTAAGCGCGGGGCTAATTCTGTCTTCGAAGGTGCCGCGGAATGCTAAATCTGACATGTTACTTTGCCTTTATTATCTGTGTTATTCTTTTTTGTATGAATTCTTCTGTAGGCTTACTCATACCTTGTGGTGCTTGCTCACTACCGCGCAGACCTCGAGGTGTCATGTGTCTACCTTTGTCTAACACTTGTGCATACTGATACTTGGCTTCGATAGTATTACCTCTAAGTTTAGTGTTTCTTCTTGCATTACCAGTTTTAACAGGCGTATTCTTAACAAACTCTTTGTATGCTTCTTTTGGCACTTTATCTAGTTTGCGTTGAATACGCTTTAATGACGCAGACATTGTATTGACTGTTAGTGTAACTGACATTATTGACCCTTGACTTTGCTCATCAATGCTAGTAACTCATCTGAAGTGTAATCAGGGATAGGATCTTTGCCACCATTCATAGCCTTCTTGTGCTGATAGTTTTCAAAGGTTAGTGCCGCATCCATAATATACAAATCAAATGTGTTACTTCTATTTAATGCTTCACTGGGTAACAATCCATAACGTTTACCTAGTGAATCAATCATTAATATTGACATCATCTTTTCAGACTTAGGGTCAATATTGTCATTAGTTACTTTCCCAAGATATCAGTCACCTTTGTAATTGCCTTCATCAATACATGAGTTGGTAGCATCGCATCGTCTTTAAGAATTTGCGCACCGGCTTCATCAAGTATTAATGTACGTACTATGCCAATAATGTTACCAGTATCGTTAGAGGTCATGTTTGCCAATTTCAAAAATATTTCCATTGGTTGACGATCCCATGTGTAGAACGAAATGGCTTCGCCGAACTCTTTGATGGTTTCTTCATCATCAATAGAAATTTCGATTAGTTGGGGTTTTGCTGAGAGTTGTGAGAGTTTCATTTATTTTCCTTTTAAATTGTTGTATTGTATTTAGTTGTTATCGTCTAGTTCTTCTAGTAGTTGATTAAGAAGTGCTAAACGAAATGTTTGTTTTGCTTTTAATTGTTTGCACGTTGCCATCATGTTGTCTAACATTGGCATTGTCTTTGCTTCATCTGCAATAAGACTACGCAATTTTTCTTCATTGGTTTTTAACCAGATTTGTTCTTTAATCATTTGTTACTTTCATTAAAGGGAAAGGGACATTTTAAGTCCCCTTCTCATTACTGATTAAACAGTACCGTTAGTCATTGAACCGTCGACTGCAATAGTGACGGGTGATACCCAAACGGGTGCTTCTGGGTTAACAGTAGGTGCAAGACTTGTGATAAAGCCTGTACCTTCTGTGTAGTAAGCACCGTTTGCGTTACCATTCCAAAATATCTTGAAACTCAATGGAGTCTTGTTGATACTTAGATCGGATAGACCAAAGTAACCT